GGTAGAGAGTAATAGTCTAGGAATAGCCACACTAAACAGATTAAAACAAATGAATTACATTAACCTATACTATCAGACTAAGGCAGCTAACCTCTCTTCAGAGGAGAGTGCTAAACCTGGATTTAGGACAACAGTGTCTACAAAACCAATGATAATAGGTAACTTAAAGAGAGCAGTGGAAGAGGAAGACATAGCTATTTGGTCAGATGTTATTATATCTGAGCTAAGAACCTACGTTGCAGCTGAAAATGGTAGCACAAATGCTATTGCTGGTAGTTATGATGACACAGTTATTGCACTTGCTATAGCCTTCGAGGGATATAGGACACATCAACATAGATTAACTGACGATACTGTATCTTGGAAAGATAAAGTGGGTTCATTTGAGCAAGAGGAGACAATATGGCTGTAAAACCTAGTGAAAAGTCACTATCTAACTTAGAAAAAATACAAAGTTCAGATATGGCTAATGAATATAGGCTAAGAGGACTAGAAACTCGTAGAAAAAATAAAGAACAAAGAGATATGGCTAAGAACACTATACTCGCTATGAAGTCGTTAGGCGAAGATGCCCCAGATGCTATGCAAGCACTAAACTATGTGTTAGTAAAAGCAATGGAAGACGATGACTCAGAACAAATTATAAAGGTAGCTAGTATTCTAGCTGAATACCAAGCACCTAAGCTATCTCGTCAAGACATCACACAAACAAACATAGATGCAGGCGAACTTAGCGATGAAGAATTACAGGAAGAGATGGATAAGCTCGGATCTGTACATTAATCTACCATTGTCCTCACTTTGTCTGGGCTGCAGAGGGTAGGAAAAGCCCACTTATTAGGAGAGTACAATGAATAGTCCATGCGTAGGCATTTGTCGGTTAAACGATAAAGGAGTTTGCACTGGATGCTTTAGAACTATAGAACAAATCAGAGAAGCTTATGAAAAAATTACAGAAAGAAAGCATATATAATGAATATGACACAGACGGTGATGGTATTGTAACAGATGCTGAATTAGAAATGGCTAAGACAGACACTGCATTAAAGAAACAACTGGCACAGTTAAGAATGGCTAGATACACACTTATTGCTATGGGTGTTTTCACCTTAGCTATGTTTCTAATCCCCATAGAGAGAATAAATGCTCTCTCAGATATCAGTAACCTATTTTATATAAGTGGAGCTGGTATTGTAGGTGCATACATGGGCACAACAGCTTGGATGAATAATGCAAGTAAAAAGAGGTAATTACTATGGATTACATAGATATATTCCGAGGATCTGGCTATGGATCACAAGGCGATTGGTGGTCACCTAATTTAAGACATTCAGAAATGTATAAGCATGGTCCACTAGCAGGTAAAATGAGTAAATCAAAGATATCTTTAGAAGATTTTAAAAAAGGTGTTGAAAGGGCTAATACAAAACATAAAGCTACTCGAAGATATTTAGAAAAGATAAAACCCCTTCAATTCAAATCTAATGATTTAACAAAAAATTTTAAAGACCCATTAGGCAGTAAAGTTTTACCGAGTGCAGTAGAACTTCGTAAACAGTTTGATATAGATTATAAGAAAATGCCATTTGACAAATTTAAAATCAAATACCACGAAGCCATATTACCTAATCAGCCTTCTAAAATAGCATTAGGAAACACCATAAAACCATTAGCTATGAACCCTAAAAGAGTTTTGGGTAATTTAAAACCTAAACATGCAAAGGTATTAGGGAAAGCTGCACTCGGACAAGCCGCTAGGTTTGCTGGACCATTAGGTATAGCCTATGGGGTATATGATTATCTTAGCGGAAGTCCTGCAGGTGAAGGATCTGACAATATAAAAGGTGCAAAACCATTTAATGGTATTTTAAAGAAAAAGAAAAAGAGGTAACTATGTCAATAACACATGCAGGTGAAACGTTTAGTGGTTTTAATAAACCAAAGGCAACACCAAATCATAAGACAAAGAGTCATGCAGTTCTTGTTAAAGGACCAAATGGAAAACCAAAGATAATAAGGTTTGGTTCTCAAGGTGCTAAAGGTAGTCCTGACGGAACACCTAGAAATAAAGCATGGAAAGCTAGACACCAAAAAGATATTGATCGAGGTCCATTAAGTGCGGCTTATTGGGCGAATAAAGTAAAGTGGTAGAGCAGGAGTCTCATATGAACATAACACCAAACGCAACAAGATATATTCAAAAGGTAACTAAGAGTACACCAGTAAAAGAAAAAGTTAAACGTAAAGCAAACGTTTCTACACCTGGAAAGTACGATCAAAGAATAATGGATGATACTAAAAGTATTTATACAGGAAGGGGAACGATATGAGGGGTGGCTATAAAGAAGCAGTCACAGACGAACAACTAATAAATCAAATAGATGCTGGAATACAAGCTAGTAGTGGTGATTGGTTGAATAGTGCTGACTTAGCTAGAGAACGTTTAAAGAGTACATATGAATATGCAGGTGTGGCAATGGATCACTTAGCTCCTCAAGGAGTTAGCTCTATTGTCGATACAAGTACCACAGAAGTAATTGAAGCTTACACAGCAGTCCTTTCGGATTTGTTTCTTAGTAATGGAAAGATAGCTCGGTTTGTCCCATACGATGACTCTCCTGGAGCATTTAAAGCTGCAAAGGATGCAGGCAATATAGTGAATTACTGTATTTTTAAAAAGAATAAAGGATGGGAGATACTACAGACTTGGATGAAGGCATCTCTACTCTGGAAAAACAGCGTTATCAGATGGGATTATATAGAGGATTTTGATTACGTTATAGAAGAATTTGAAGAAATAGATGAGGCTAAACTAGATGAAATCCTTTCAGATGAAAATATGGAAATCGTCAACGAGTTAATACTCAGTCCAATGAAAGGAAGAATAGCTTATACAGATGTTCGTCTAAGAAAAAAGATAGACAAGAGCAGAATAAAGCTAGAAGTCATTCCACCAGAATTATTTAGAATATCAAATGAAGCTAAAGAAATAGAAGATGCTAACTTTGTCGGTATACAATCTGAAATGACCAGATCAGAGATAAGACGATTTTATCCTGAGTGGGGAGAGAATATTACAGAAGACGAGTGGGAAGAACTTTCTACAGGTGACGACTGGTTAGGCACTGGAAAATACAGTGAAGACGTTGCAGCTAGAAAAGAAATAACTGGTCAACGTTATTGGCAAGGATATGAAGGTCAATCTGAGTATCCATTAGAAGCTAATCAATTAGTCACTCTCACAGAGTCATGGGTACGTGTTGATAGAGACGGAGACGGTATAGCAGAATTAAAACACTTTATAACTGTAGGAAATCATATCCTATACGAAGAAGACTGTGAAATGATTCCACTTGCTAGTATTGTACCTATTGATATACCACATGAATTCTTTGGTTTATCTATGGCAGATTTATCTAGAAGCACTACGCTTGCTAGTACTGCTATACTAAGAGGATTTGTTGAGAACACATATTTAACTAACTATTCACCAAAGCTAGCTGATCCAAACGTTGTAGACTTTAGTGCTCTACAAAATATGAAGCCAAAGCAGATTATCCCAACTAATGGTAATCCAGCGGCTGCAGTAGCTTCGTTACCACCAGAAACAATTTCATCTGGCACAGGACCATTGTTAGAGCATCTACAAATGATGAAAGAACAATCGACTGGGATGTCAAAGGCTGCACAGGGTCTGAACGATACTCTCTACGTTTCAGGAAACTCTGAACAGAAGCTTTCAGCTGTTCAATCAGCTGCTCAAAAGAGAATCCAGCATATCGGGCGTAGATTTGCTGAAACTGGATTTAAGCAACTTATTGCTGGTGTGTATTCGACTATGGTTAAAAACATGAAGAATAAACAAAAGTACTATTATAATGGTGTGTATAGCACAGTTGATATGAGTACTTTACCTAAAGAAATGGACGTTGAAGTGTTCTTAGATTTAGGTGAAAACAGTAATGCTTCAAAAATACAAAAGCTTAGTAAAATAGGAACAGAGATATTGCCTGCACTTAATGATAAAGGCATGGGTCTTGTTATTAAACCTGAAGCAGCAGCAGTTCTTGCAACTCAATTAATTGAATCTTTAAACTTAGACAGTAATGACTATCTTGAAGATTATAATACAGAAGAGTTTAAACAAAGAGCAGCAGAAGAAATGGAAAAGAACTCTGGAGTACAACAAGCAGCTGAAGAATTAAAAAATCGTAAGTTAGAAGCAGATGCAGCTTTAGCTGAATCAAATGTAGCTTACACAGATGCTCAAAGTAAAAACACAATGGATGATAACTCTAAACAGTTAGCAGTGTCTATTGATAAACACTTTCAAGAGTGGGCAGGTTTAGCCATTAAGGCGACTAAAGAAGGGGCAACGTTAGCCCCCCATCCTGATTATGATAAAATAGTTATGATGGCAAGAGAACTACTAAACCCTACTCCACCACAGGAACAACCTATGATGGAGCAACAAGAGCCAATGATGGAAGATCAACCACAGGAGATGATATAATATGGCAAGCGTAACAATAGGAAGCTATGGAACTGGTGCAGCACAAGCAGGTGGAGCAATAACAACTGCTGCAGGAACTGGTGCTGGCATAATACTAGTAACAAACGATACTGATTCTGCAATAACATTTGATGTAGCAACTGCAGGTAATGTTGTTTTTCAAGAACAATCACTACAGGCTAAATCTTATTCAAGAATACTTGGATTAAATAACGGTGCTCAAACAATAGTAAATGTTACAACCGCACACGGTACAGCCGCACAAGTAAATGAAGTTATCTACGTAACGTTGATAG